GGGGGGGGCGCCCCCCCCCCCCGCGCGCGACGGCCCCCGTGTCAAGGGGGGTGCCCCCCTATTTTTAGATATCCCGACCGATATCTTTTGGTCCCAAGGGACCCATAGGGTATATACTAAAGATAGGTTGTGCCATGGTGTGCCATGCTGTATCGTATAGTTATACGAGGGCAAGGGGCCAGCGTATCAACAAAGGATAAGGCAATGGAATATCGCTATACTGACACCGGGCGCGCGAACACCGTGTTTGACATGTCGCTCGACGACGTCGCCAATCTGCGCGACGTCCTGACCAAGGTCCTGAGCGGCGACGTCTCGGACGTCTCGCGCTGGCAGGTGCGGGGCATGATCAAGGCGCTGGCCAACGCGCAAGCCAAGGCGGCCGATGCGCTGGCCTATGAAGCCAAGGCGCTGATCGAGCGCGCCAAGCTTCCCGACGATCTGTAACGCAACCCGGCCGGGCGCAAGCCCGGCCAACCCTCAAAGGATCGAGAACCATGCATGCATTGCAAGTGAAGCACCTGAAGGTGAAGGATCGGATCAAGAAGCTGCAGGCGCTGGCCTCCAGCATTGAGGCGGACGCCATCGAGGCCGGACTGGCCGAACGCAAGCCCACGACCATCGAGGAATTCCGCTGGCCTAAGGATGACGTGATCAAGAAATGGGGCGCGGATATCTGGACGGCCTACAAGCGCGAGAGGATCGAGGAGCGGTTCAAGTGGAAGTGACGGGCAGGGGGCGCAAGCCCCCTGATCCACCCATCGGTGGATCAAGTCTATCTGTCACTGATCCTGTCCCTGTATCAGTGACAGGCGCGGGGCGCGGGGCGCGATAACCAAAAGCCCCGACCCGACCCGACCCGACCCGACCCGACCTGAGACGCCCGACCCGATATCCTATTGCGTCCCATGTCGGCCCATGCTACTCTATCCCCACGGCCGCGGTGGCCGTCACAACAAAGGAAAGCACAATGGCAAAGAATCCCTTCGGCAAGTCGCGCCCGGTCAACGCACCTTATGCAATCTATGCGTCCGGCGGCGGGCAGGGTTGGACGTGGCATATCTGCAAAACCTACAAGCTTCCAGAGAACGAGGCCGGGGACGCTTACGCGCGCTGGTTCGTTTGGGCCAAGTCGCCCTACACCTACGGCGACTTCGAAGGCGGCGATACTTACCGTCGCGACGTCGTGAACCTTGGCCGCCTAGTGGCGGCTGAACCGGAGTGGCTGGCCGCGCACGGCAAGGGCATCCCCGTTGGATACATCCCAACGCCCGCCGAATACTTGGCCAAGGCCTGATGCATTGATTAGCCGGGCCTTCGGGCCCGGACTTTCCATGCACCAAGGCATGACAACGAAAAGGAACAATGGCATGACAACGATAGACAATCCCCTACAGAATCCCCGGTTCATGGCGGCGACGTGCCGCGCGCATCTGCGCCTGATCAATGCGGGCATGACCCCGCCGCGCGGCGTTCGCAAGGCGGACGTGCTGAACAAGGCGGCGAACCTGACGGGCAAGCCCTATAAGCGCGGCGAGTATAAGGCGGCGATTGCGGACCTGACGGCGCTACTCGAAACAATCGGATGGGAAGGCGTGAGCAATGCGCGTTAAACTAGACTTGCAGATCAGCAGCGAAGGCGCGGCCTTTCAGGACGGCATGCACGGGATAGAGACCGCCCGCATCTTGCGGGCGCTGGCCGATGCCATCTTTGAGGGGTCGGAAGGCCGCTATGACTTGCGCGACCTTAACGGCAACTATGCCGGGGCCGCCGTGTTTGAGGCGTGGGAAGAGGAGGCCTGACCCATGTTCTATATCTATGCGACCCGGCGCGATGACCTGACCAAGTATTATTGGAACCGCCGCAAGGCCGATTGGCAGCTGGACCTAGTGTCCAGCTGCTACTATCCGACGGCGCGCGGCGCGAACCGGGTTTACACAGGCATGGCCAACGCGGGCCTTGTTTGGCGGCGGTTCCACGAAATAGGATTCAAGCGCACCCCGGACGAGTCCGCGCGCATCCGCCTTGCCGCGTGGGGCCACGGTGGCCAGACCACATGACCCGGCGGGCCGCAAGGCCCGCCACCCCCGGCCGCCTGTCCCTGTCCCTGTCCCTGTAAGGCCCGCCCGCGCGCGGGCCTTTAACATTGAACCCCGACCCGACCCGACCCGACCCGACCCGACCCGATTTATCCTATTGCATCCCGACCCGTGCCATGGTATGCCATAGGTACGGGCGGAGACCCGGCACAATAAAGGATTGGCAAGAATGGAAAATGGAATCATCTACCGCGGGCCTAGCCTCTTGGACGGCTCGCCTATCGTGGCAATCGCCACATATTCCGCGCGCAACCGCAAGACGGGCGCAATGGTTCAAACCTATATTATCCGGGACGATATGGACCCGGTGACCGCATCCCGCACGGGCGCTGACGCGGCAATCTGCGGCGCTTGCCCATTGCGTGGCATTGCCAACCCCGACAAGGCCAAGGGCCAAGCCGACGGGCGCGCCTGCTATGTCACCCTGATTCATGGCCCGGCGCTGGTGTATCGGTCGCACGTTCGCGGCGTCTATCCGGACGCGACGCATCACGAAGATACCACGGCGCTAGGCTATGGCCGGATGGTACGCATCGGCACCTATGGCGACCCGGCCGCGGTTCCTGCCCATGTTTGGGAAGCGCTGACAATGCGCGCCAAGGGCTGGACCGCATACACGCATCAATGGCTCCACCAACCGGACGCCCTGACCTATGCCATGGCATCAGTGGAAAGCCTGACGGCCGCGAAATATATTTGGGCCCGCGACGGCCGGACCTTCCGCATCGTGCGCGACGTTGCAGAAATCGATCCGGCCCGCGAGGTCCTTTGTCCCGCATCCGCCGAAGCGGGCAAGCGTACCACCTGCGCCGATTGCCGCCTGTGCGCCGGGCAAGCGACCCGGTCGCCTAAGTCCGTGGCCATTGTGGCCCATGGCAACGGAAAGGCCTATGCATGAATTGCCAAGCCGCGACCACATCCGCCGGTCGCGGCCACCTTGCCCCGGGCCTAGCGCCCGGGGCCCTTTTCCAACAGCGCCACATGATGCGCCCGGCACACCGCCAGCATCACCTGCACCAAGTCCGACAGGCTCGACCCCGACGCCAATGCCTCGGCCCGAAGCCCGACCCGACCAACGTCCACCGCGTCCCGACCGTGCCACAAATAGTACCTGTCCCGACCCGACCCGACCGAGGTCCGAGGTCCACGGCCCGACTGCCCCCGACCCCGACCCGATGCCCCCGACCCGACCGACCCCGACCCGAGCTCCTCGGACCCCGGACCTTGGTCCTCGAATAGGTTGACGATTTGAGATGGCATGGGACGAGCTGGGACCTCTGCCAAGATGAATGATAAGCCATGCTTATGGGTCAGCAGTGTATTATAAGCAATTTGCATATCTGAGAGCCGGACCGAAATTTTTTCAACTACTTTCAATTCGATCTTGAACGCTCCAACAGGTGAAGAGACGTCAACATCCGGCAAACCGCCGCCGTTTCGGTTCTCAATGCGTGTCGTCATGCACTTTTCGGCCTCAAGAAGAGGCTTCAGGGTCTTCCATAGCTTCGCTTCCGGCCCCATCGGCAGGCTCCTTCGGTGTGATATCGCGCAAGAAGGGATACTTATGCTGAAGCTCCACCAGACGATCCATGATCTGGTCGCGGCTCATGTTCTCAATGCGGTTGAGCGTCTCGCGGCGATCCGTTGTCAGGCCACCAAGGGCACTGCGGAGCTTCTCGGCGTTGATGGCAGCGGAGAACTGCTTGGCCTCTTCGGCCCCGCGTGACAGGTTGTAGAGGCGTTCAAGCTGGCCAATGGTGGTCACGCCATACTTGCGCTCCTTGGCCTCTCGGAGCTCCTTGATGTATTCCACCACATGGGGGAAGTCGCTGCCGTTGAGCAGCTTGGCAGAGTAGATGTGGGCCACGTCGTGGCTGAACCCAGCCTTTCGGGCGCACTCGGCGTTGCTGTAGACGCCCTCCACAAAGTGCTCGGCAAAGGTCTTCTGCCGCTCGGTGAGCACTCTGCCGTGCTCCTCTTCGATGCGGGCAACGGTTCCGCCTTTCACGGCAGCGGCGGCAGGGCGATTCTTAGACGGGGCGACCATGGGTCCTCCTGACAAAACACTACCTTTATCGATGCCTCAAGGCAGGGCAGGTCGTCAAGACCCTCCACCCATAGGAAGTTTTAGGGGTCTACCCTTTCCATCCATAAAAAGAAGAGACCCCCAAAAAGGTTAGATGTAATCACTTGTAATCACTTGTAATCACTTGTAATCATAAATTTTCGTCTAAGTTCTTGTTTTTGCTCAACATACTTTTCCTGATTACAATGATTACGCTGTTTACCCCCATGTGAAGTCAAAAACCAAACATAGAGACCCCTAAAAAGTCCTATGGGGGTCAGTTTTGCCCTGTTTTTGGGCCCTAAGTCCTTGAAAAACAAACAAAAAAGCTGATTACAAACTGATTACAAACAGCCCTTTTCCGGGGTCCATTTTGTAATCATTGTAATCAGCGGGTCGTCTTTTCTGCTGTGATTTCATACACTTAGCACCGAGGACCGAGGTCGTCAAGGCCTCCCTCATGATTACAGTTTTTTGTAATCAAGGTCCAAGGACCGAGAACCCGGTTGACACCCACCCCCTCATACTTGTATCCTTCACACAATACCACACCACAAGAAAGGAAGAACACATGGACTACCTGAGCAAGACGCGCCAGATTTACGTTGCGAAGATCGGCGGCGACACCTATCGATTTGACGATCACGACATCGAGCACGATCAGGACCAAGGTCCGATGGCCAAGATTGGCGACGTGTATGTCCGTGCTGAGCCCCTCGACGCTGAAGACTGCCCTAACGCCGAATGGTGGTCTGTGGCTGTTTACACCGATGACCGGATTTATGGTGGCCCTGAGGAGGGTGGCTGGTACTACGCTGCCGGGCAGTTGGTGAACCACGCGCGCATTCGCTTCTTCGACGACTACGCTGCGGCGCGGGGCTATCAGGAGGAGCTCTGGACTTTGGTCGAGGCTGAGAACAAGGCTCGGTCTCACTGGGACGACAGGCTGACGGTGCGCTGCACCACGGAGGCGATGCCTGCGACGCATTACCCCCTCAAGCGCCCGTACTACAGCTAAGGGGCCGTGCGATGATCGACATCCCCCATCCAGACTATGGCCTCGACCATGCCACGCGCCTGCTTGTTTTGCAGGATGCGGAGATCATGGGCGTGAAGGCCGCTGCCGACACCCACAACGTCTGCGTTGCCAGCATTTATGTCTGGCGCAAGCGCTACGACTTCACTGCCCACCATGAAACCAAACGCAAGGAAAACTGAGATGCCTGACACCATCAACCTATCCCTGTCCGTCGCCTACGCGCAGGTGATCATCGACTGCCTCGACAACGACATTGAGCTGAGCGGCAGCGGCTACCCCAATTTCCGTGACGTGGGCGAGATGACCTTCTACCTGCGCCGCGCGGAGCTACGGGAGACACTGTGGGCAGCGATTCGGGAAGCCAACGCTGCCGAAGAGGACGTGTACGCCAACGCTTGCGACGACGAGAACTGCGAGTGCCGCAAGGCCAGCGTGTTTCCTGACAACCTCCGCAGCGGCTGCGCTTGCAAGGAGGCTGTGTGATGAACCTCACCAAAGGCCACAAGGCCAAGATCGTCCGCGACATCATGGCCGACATCCCGGCGGTCGATCACACCGCGCAGGCGCATGTTCTTCTACAGTCCAAGGCCATCGAGAAGATGCCTGCCGAGGTGCGGGCGGTCTACGACAAGCCGGAGCTTCGGCGCTGGCTGGCGGTCCGCTTTGCCACGCATGCCAACCACCTCGGGGGCGGTAACATCATCTGGCAGCGTGAGGGGGAGCACGGACATGGGACGTCGCTCTATGCCTACCGCATCCACTACAACAACACTGCTGAGGACCAAGCGCTTGTGACCGAGGTCCAAGGACCGCTGGCCGACCTATCCCGCGCCGCCGAAGAGCAGTGGAGGGCGCGCCGCTCGATGGAAGAGAAGCTTGAGACAGTGCTGCGGGGCATCCGCACCTTGAAGCAGGCCAAGACCTTGCTGGAGCCGGAGCTGCACAAATACCTGCCCGCCGAGCCGCCCAAGGACATGAAGCCCGCGCAGGCATCGACGGCGCTGGTGCCGTATGTCGTGGCTGGCCTGCGTGAGATGGGGTGGCCCAAGGACAAAGAGGAGACCGCATAATGGACAGAAATTCGAAAACCCTCGTCGATCCGGGCGACGGCTGCAACAGGTTCTGCGTCTACATCAGGACCGCTGCGGGGCCTTGGCCGGACAGCATTGCCATCCAGCAGATAAATGGTGGGGAGCATGGCGAAGACTGGCTGACGGACATCGTGCTTTTGACGTGTGAGTCGCATACGAGCAGGTTACTTCGTGCCCTCAAGCGCAAGTCTCGGGTGTTCCGGACATTCAAGGATCAGGGGGGGACGATCATCGGCAGGGCGTCCGATGTGGGGCAGCTTTTGGTGTATACTGAAGACGGCGCGTTTGCCTGTATTTACGTGGAACAGCACGAAGACGCCCTGTATCTGCAAAGCCCTTTGCAGGTGCCTATGCTGATCGAAGCGATCAAGGGTTACGCTGCCGTGCTGGGCTGGGAGGTGGGGTGATGGCGCTGGGCGTAACAGGCGGCGTTTATGCCGTCTCCCTTGAGCGTGGCGACGACCCCGCCCTGCGGGAGTCTGACTTGCGCTGGTATCGGTACAAGTCCAACCCCACGCACTGGCGGCTGGAGGACTCGACGCCTGCCTACGACAGGGCCATGGCCGTGGTCCGAGCAAAGGAGGCCGAGGGCTGGACGGCCCGCGTCACCCACACTGTCGAACATCTGATTTATGTCACACCAAAGAAAGGAACCCAGAAGTGACCCACCTACACCCACGCTACAAGCCCTGCCCGGAGTGCGGGGGCCTCGGGCTGGTGCTCTACGAGCGCGTCTACACCCACAACTACGGCCGCGACGTGGGCTTCATCGAGGAGTACGAGGACACCTGCGAAAACTGCGGCGGCACGGGGCAGATCGAGGACGATGGCTACGACGAAGAGGAGGACGACAATGGCTAAGTGGAACGTTGACTGCGACGCCTTGACCAAAGAACCAAGGTCCGAGGGCCAAGACATCTTGGTCCGTCTGGACACGCTGTATGTGGGCCTTGTCAATGTCGGGCTGTGGGGGTCGGAGATCGACACGGTCCGGGAGGCGATAAACGAGATCGTCAACCTGCGGATCAAGCTCTTCGTGGCGCAGGCTCCGAGGATGCCGGAGGATGGCCAATGACCAAGGTCCGAGAGCCAAGCTCCATCGTCGAGATGGCGGAGATGTGCCGGAAGGCTTTACTTCTTGTTCCGGGCCTGTTGGACGCGGAGCAGGCGGATATCGAGGCTGCAAGCAATACGCTTAACGCGCTGAATGAGTGCGACTTCTACCAGATCGACGAAAGCATTGGTCGGGCTGCTGACCAAGTCTACGAGAACACCTTCGGCGGGAA